AGGGCATTGACGCTGAAATATGACCAGGTAATCGGTGTTACACCAAGCGTTCCACCCGGTTGAGCAGGGCAATACCAGGCAGAACCGCCCAAAGTCGCGCCGGTTTCAATGAAAACGACAGCGGAAACAAATTCATCCCATGTGTTGGCATCTGCCGATCTAGTCCAAGGGCCAGAACTAACCACATAGATACCGTTGTCGGCTGCGGCTAACTGGTTCTTGACCAGAATACGCATTCCAGCGGTTAGGGAGGCAAGCCATTCGCCTCCTGCTTGAGTCCCAAGGCCAGAAAGCGTGATGTCTGCGGTTGTCCCGTAGTTGACGGGCGGCTTCCAGGCAATGCCAGCAACGTAGGCGTCAACATATTGCTTGTTTGCTATGTCGTTGTTGGCTGACGGAAGCGTTGAAATCGTGCCAGTTGTCGTGGCGATATTAGTGAAAACACCAGTAGAGGGTGTCGTAGCGCCGATCGTTGTGCTATTGATCGTGCTATTTGTGATGTTTAACCCAGATTGGCTTGGGTTAACAGTCGCATAAAACGGCTGACCCTGACCGATAAATGTCTGAAACGTCCCGTCTACAGCGAAATACGCTTGAACGGGTAGCAGATTCTGGTCACTTACTGATGAAGGGTCAGCCATATTCTTACGATTGATCTGCTGCGGGAGTTACATACAGAGTAGTGGTATCGCTACCGCCACAGATTGCCGACAAATAATAAGGCGTTGTCGGGGTCGCAAGAATCAACGGCAAGGTCATGTTCCCAGGGAGAACAAAGTCACCGTTTGTACCATCCGTGGGAAACACCGGGGTTCCGACATTAGCGTCAGTTGTACCCCAACGAATCGCACACGGCTTGGTTCCAACATTCAGGAAACTGGTGTAGTTCACCTGGTCGTTGGTGTTGTCGTCAATCACAACGTTGGAGTGACCCGTAGATGTGACCGCAAGGGCTACTGTAACCCCTGCATTACGCTGGACTGTAGACGATGCCATTTTAGACAGCGTTGGAGGCCAACGGCAACGATTCTGCGCGATCAACCACAACGGTGTAAGTACCAGCGGCAGCGGAGGCCGATGAACCCGTAGCGTTGATGAATTGGATCGTCAGAGTGTCAGCGGCAGAAACGTAAGCGTTACCAATGCCAACGCCCGTGGTTTGGGCGGCGGGAAGGCTAACTTTGACAGCATCGCCAACTTGCAGACCTGGGACGGTAACGTTCTTGGATGCGCCAGAGGTGGCAACAGTCGTTGCGGTGACAGAAACACCCATAATGAACGAATTAAGGATGTTTCCACGCAAAACGGTGGTTTGCAAAGCCATGATTTCTCCTTAGAGATAAATTGATTTTAACCAGAAAAAGAGAAAAAGCCACCCCTTTTTGAGAGGCGGCTTTTCTGTTTCATCGCGGCTAATTAAGCAGCGATAAGACCCAAAGCCTTCAGAGCTTTGACAATGTCGCCAACCGTGTAAGCGGTAGAGCCAGAACCGCCAGTGAACGTGGTGTTCACATAAACAGCGGTGGTCGAACCAGCGGTAACGGTGGCGGTGTTGCCAGAAGCGGTCGGTTGGGTGGAACCCGTAGCACCAAAGAAGGAAACCAGACCGCCGTTGGGGGCGATTGCGGTTCCGTCAGTGCTGTCACCATCAATCAGATAGTGCGGGCTGGTGGTAACGGCAGGGCCGTTGTTGGTGTAGGTAGTAGGAGACAAAGCCATGATTTATTCCCTTTCAATTAAGCTGCGACACGGCAAGCGAGTTCGGGGTACAGAGGAGCCCAACCATACAACACGTCCAAACGGGTCGGGATCGAGTCGTTGTTGATCGTGTACTGGCGAACCACACGCATCGACAGGCCGATTTCCTTGTCGGAAGCGCGACCGGCGAAATGCACACCTTCCGGCAGTTCCAGATCAGCCACTGCCAACGTAAACGCATTGCGGTGCATGATGATGTTCTGCGGAGAAACCGTACCCGTCTTGTTGAAGAAGTTAACGGTAGCCGTAGAGCTGGTGCTCGGAATCGTCACGTTCTGGAATTGACCAGCGGTGATGACTGCGGGGCTGACGGTCACGTTAAAGGTTGCGCCAGTGCCAGAGGCAGCGGCTTTCACCACAAAGTTACGCAGCTTGTTCGAGCCGTAGGCTTGACGGTTCTGGGGGTTAACAGCGTACACGCCATCAATCGTAATCACATCGCCAGCGTTCAGGGAAACTGCGCCGGTAGAGGTAATGCTGATCGTGGAGGACGATGCCCAACCAGAGGTCAGGAAGCCCGTAGCAGCGGTCGTGGAACACACAGCCGTACCAGCGAACGAACCGAACGTCTGGGAAACCACGTTCTGATCCATCTTCCAGTTCATGCCAGCAGAGTCACGGCCCATCAGACCTTTACGGTACTGCTCGCCAATGGCTTCCTGGGGAACGAACAGACCTTTCAGGCTGTCAACAATGGTTGCGCTTGTGAACGGTTCAACGATACACGAACGGCGACCATCGCGGGGTGCGCCTTCAGCGTCCAGATACGCACCTGCGGTCAGGTAGGTAATCAGGCCGGTGGGGGGCGTGCCAGCAGTACCAACGATGTTGGCGGTTTGCAAGGTAGCCATCGACAGACCGTCACGGTCAATCTTGTTGGCGATAGCGGCAACGGCGGGCTTCAGCACGCGATCCGAGAACATATCCAGAGACAGGGCCAGGTCTTGAGTCGTGAACTGGGTGTCAACGTGGAATTGGGTGCTCAGAGTCACGGGCACGCTCGTCTCGTTGAAATCTTCAACGTTCAGGGCGGGGCCAGTTGTACCGATGAAACGACCCGGACGGCGAACGTTGACCGTGTTACCGATCTTCGCGCCGACCACAGCGAACTGGTCGTCATAGTTGCGGTCTACTTCACTGGTAAAGGTCAACTCGTTTTCCAAGACCATCAACGCTTCGTTGGTGATCTTGCTAATAGTTAGCAAGGTATTTGACATTTGGTTTCCTTAAAAAGATTAGGTTTACCGAATCTTTCCTGCTCTCCTGGCTTGCTTCCAGGCTTGGTAACTGCCTTCCCACACACCATCGCTGGACATGGGGACATCTACTGCGCCTTTGCTTGCTCGGATCGGCCTGATAGGTTCGGGGGCTTTGCTTTTGACTACAGGAGCGCTCGTTTCTTGAGGTTTAGTCTCAAAACGGGCCTCAAGTTTTCCAATTTCTCTCAATGCGCTGATCGGAGGCAATTTGGCAATCTTTTGGGCAATTTCAGGATTTTCAGCCAGGTGATACAGAAGTTTTGCGCCGTGATCGCTGTCCATAATCGCATCGCGTACATGATCGGGTACGACCACATCGCTAGAGGCAACCATGTCATCAAAGTCGGGCAACTCATCCTTAACAGCATTCACCTTCTCGGCCCAAGTTTTCACAAACTTTTCCCGTTCGGTTTCCTGCTTCATCTGCTGAATTTTCAAATTCGCCGTGTACTCTGCGAGTGCCTCGGCATATTCAAAAGCATCCTTGAATTGCTCTGGTCGGGGTTTGTTGTCGCTAGGTTGCTGCACTTGTGGTGCGGCTTTCTGCTCTAACTGCCTCAACCGATCTTCCAGTTGCATCCTCGCTTCACGTTCCCGTTGCGCTTCTTTACGCGCTTCTTCCCGTTGGCGAGTTATTTCCGAAAAACGCTTTTCAAGTTTTGGATTTTGCTTGCGTTCCTCCTGCGGTTTTGCGGCGTCTGCTTCAGTAGGTTCACTCCCTTCACCCTCTGCAACCGGCTCTGTTTCGGCTGGCGTTTCTGCCTTTTCCTCAACAGCCACAGCCTCAGTTGGCTTATCGGCTAAACCTAATCTCTCTGCATAAAAATCCGCTGCGTTTTCGCTAGTTACAACCGAACTAGCACTTTTTTCTTCAGACATAGGTATTACCCTAAGAATTAGCCCCGTGAAACCCACGGGTAGGTTTGGTCAATATAGACCGAATTGGTTACTGCGTCAATCCACCTGTAAACGGATTAGCACCATGCTCAATGTCTTGGGCGGCTAGTTGGGCGTATCCCATCTGCTCGGCGTTCCTGCGGTCAATCTCCGCATTCAGGCGTGCCGTGTCCATGTTGTGCAACAGAAGCTGAACAATTGCGTCAATTTCCGTCTTATTCTGGGACGTAATCGAGCGAGTATTCTGGTCGTTGACCCGCACTTCTGCCATCGTTTCAGTATTGTGGGCGCGTGCCGTGACATCCATGAGTTTGCGCTTGGTTTCGGCGTCTTGCTTAACCTGCTCAATGTCTTGGCGCTGTTTCATAGCCATCTGCATAGCTTGCATCTGCTGCTGCATCTGTTGGACTTGCGCTTGGGCTTGTTTGAGTTGCATCTGAACCTGGGGCGGCACATCAGACTTTTCGTCAATCTGGGCCAACGGATTCAGGGCAGCAAGACGATCTGCAATCATGTCTGCGCCAGGGAAATCCATGTTGCGGAACACCAGGTCAGAAGCGGCGTTGAACAGTTCGCTATTACCAGACAGAAGCGGCATCATGGCTTCCACAGCCTCTTGGCGCTTGGAGTTGTAGCCTGGGCCGGTTTCCATCACCACATCGTAGCGACCAACCGTAACGTCATTCAGCACCTTGCCAACTGCGTCCTTCTCATTCACCGTAATCATTTCAGGCTTGCCATCATCCCCAATGATCCGCAGCACCCGTTGGGTGTCATAGATCGTGGGAGCCAGGTCAAGGATGATCCGGGCAACGTGAGCCAGGGATTTAGTCAGGTTGTCGTAGAAGTCAAAGTTCGTCAGGTCAATCTGCTGTTGCTGACCATTCAAAGCCTTGCCAGAGATGTTGCCTTGCTTCAGTTGCGCCGGGTCAAATATGCCCATTAGCGTCTTAATGTCGTCATCAATCGCAACCGTGGCTTGCATGATGCCGTTGGCTGGCGGCTCGGGCTGGAGGCGTTGGGGCGCAGGGGCGGCGCGTCCGTCAATGTCCGTTTGCTTGTACCGCAGGACGGGGTAAGACTTAACGTTAGCCTGTGCCCAATCGTTTTCGTGGCCCTCGTCTTGGCCTTCTGCCATGATCCACTTGGCCTTGGGAGCAAGCGCCACAGATTCGGTCAGGCTGGTCTGCCAGAAGTTATACATCCGTTGGGCGTCTTTGCCGTGACGCACCATGCCGAATTTCTTACGCTTGTCGCCAATAACCACATGACGACCATAAACCGGGATAACCGGGATGTATTTGCCAGGGAAAACCTTTTCCTCAAGCACCTCGATGGCAGTCAGCTTGCACCAGCGGATTTCCTTCTTGACGGTGCGGCGCTTGTCAACGATGGAGATGCCAGCGGTTGCCAGAACCTCGTCTGATGGCAGTTCTTCCTTGTAAACCGTAGTCCCATCCGACAACATGATGAGTTCGGTTTCCTTACGAACCGTGTAGAAGTATTCAGCAAGGCGAATATCCTCTTTGGTGATCCATTCGGATTGGGCATCACCCGTCCCGCGCTGCTGGAAAGAATCAACCTCTGCGTCAGGATATTGGTCAGAAAACGCCTTTTTGCTCATCATGGTGGTGATAAGCACACGCTCGGCATCCGATCCGTCAGGTAGGATACTGTTCGGGTCGTAATAGACGGTGAACGGGTTGTCTACCGGGTCAATGTAGATTTCCTGCTCAAACGTATCCTCAGACATATAGTCGGTACGCAAACGGATATAGCCCCAACCCATGCGAACGGCATAGTCGACAGCATTGTCGTAGGCGTTGTCAGCGTTGGAGTTGGCCTCGATATGGCGAATGATGCCTTGGAGGACTTGGGCAACCTTGGAGTCGGCCTGGGAGTTCATCCCATGAACCTTGGGACGGGGGCGCTGTTGCCTGATCTGGTTGACCACCTGGCGGCAGTAACCGTCTAGCTTATTGATGGTCAGGACGGGACGGGATTCTAGGTTTCGGCTATTTTGCAGTTCAACGGGCCATTGGTCGCCGTTAACGAACTTCAAATCCTCTAGTCCTTCTTGCCGATTCATGGTGTCAGAATCGTTGGCAAGTTTAAGGAATTGCTTTGCTTCCTCAATTAGAGGGTTGTAATCGCTACCGTTTTCTTCAGCCATATCAGCCCATCCATCCGTAAGAAAGCGGCGCGTTTTGCAATGGTCTGACTCGCCTTGGTTGTTTGGGTTCGTTCACCATAAGCCCAATCATCCTGAATGCGTCTGCGCCGTGTGAGTAATGGTCATGCAACGGATTACGGCTGAATTGGCCCGTTTCTGGGTCAACTTCGTACCGATAATGCCTGAGACATTGTAGACCATCATGGCAATTTTCCCTATCAAACCAGCAATTTCGGAACATTGTTCTGGCAGCGTTGATTGAGTCAGCCACCGGAACCCTGTCCAGAATCCTCGTTTTGTAGCCAGCCGCCCTTACGATTTCCTCAATGCTTCTGCCGTTTGCTGCTAGCGTTTTATTCTGGGCATCGTGCGGTAACCACAAAGTATCGTAAACATAACCGAAAGTTTGCATCTGGGCAAGATACTCAGACATGGTTTTCTGGTTGCCCTCAATGTACCGAATCAGCCTGGTTTCCATCCCAATAAACTGAAGGAACCAGATTGCCGTGGCGTCTGCCCATCCCAAGTCAAATATTGCATGAACAGGCTTTGTGGCGTCATAGCCGACTTTGGTGATTCGGCCTTCTAGGTCAGCCATCTGCATCTCACGAGCAAAGATAGCCCCGTCTACAGTCTGGCGGCACAGACCTTCCCAGACCACGTTGTAGGCAGCAGGGTCGCGGTTCTTGAGGCTGTCCTTCTCCAACCGCAGGGTTTCAGGAAACCACGGGTTGTCGTTCCAGTTGATCTTGACCGAGATGCAGTTATCTGGCGGGTTGAGTACAAACCGCTGGTAAGTCTCGTCTGTCTCTAGTTCCGGGTTGAAGCTGACCCAGATTTCGGAGCCTTCCTTACGGATGGTCGGGATCAGGACGTTCCATGAGTTACGGCTAACTGTCTGGGCTTCCTCCACCCAACAGATGTCCACGCCCTCATAGGATTTGACGTTGGCTACGTTGTTCTTCAGGCCAACAAAGGCGAATTCCGTTCCGTTCTTGCCCCGGATACTGTTCTGGGTGATTTCGTAGAAGTCTGTCAGCCCAATGGCAACGATCTGGTCGCATAGCAGCTTATGGACAGAATCCTTGATTGAGGTCTGAAACTCTCGGGCGCACAGGATGCGTAGTGGATTCTTTACCCCAAGGATCAGGAGTGCTCTAGCAATCCCCCAAGACTTTGCGCCGCCCCTACCGCCCCAGGCGCATTTGTATCGGCTTTTGCGGAATAGGAATTCCAGCTTAACCGGGAACTTTACGTCTGCAATGTTACTCATCAGGCTTTACAAATGAGACTTGAATCCCAGACAGCAGAGGTGCGCCTTCTGCCCCGGTAATCTCTTGCTTTACGCTTTCCCGGTACTTCTTAGGAAACCTTGCCGCCATGCTCCGCGACCACAATCCCACGTTTAGCTTAGCGCTTTCCTTCTCCTCAACGATGTACGCTTGCGCCATATCCTCCCACCAAACCTGCTCTAATTCCTTCGCATCTTCCAAGGCGTGCCGAAATTCCTCGTGTGCATCGCGCCATGAGAATAAAGTTCTAGTTCCAACGCCTAAACTTGCTGCTATTTGCTCAATTGACTTACCAATGCGTCCGAGTTCTATTACTTTCTCGCAATAGATGGGATCGTAGAGGGTTGGGCGTCCAACTGGTCGTTTTTCAGGCGTTTCGGTCATAGGTTGGGCTCGATTTGGTCGTTAACTAAGCAGGATGGAAAGCCAGAAAACACCCTACATTGACATCCTCGAATGCTGGCTTAACACCCAACATGATAACTTTACTTCTTTTTGGCAGTTTTTGCCGATTCTTTGAATGCTTTAGCAGTCGGCGCACCCTCTGAACCTGGCTTTCGCATCTTTTCCACAGGCTTTCCCTCTGCCTTTTCACGCTTGATGCGCTCCTGTTTGGCATGAATGTTTGCGTAGAGTCCGGGTTTCATCAGCAATTCCAGTTCTTTAGGGAGGCTTTGGCACGCTCTGCCGGGCCTTTGGCGTTCTTGACTACCCCTTCCATCCTGGCACAGAAAGAGGCTTTACGCCCCTCATCCTTCTTCGTTTTGGGGTTTGGAGCCGGTGGCTTCAGGTTGGCGTTGTTCTTGGCGTTGTATTCAGCACGACCTTTTGCCGTCATCCCTGCACCCTTTTCGGTCGGGTTGTAGGTCTTGTCCTTACCTGTGGTCTTGTGAGGAATGGGCTTGTCGTGTTCAGCTTTCTTGGACATTTTGTTTTTCCAGTTCAGACATGAACCATTGGCATTGTTGCAGCGCACCATTGATCTGTTGCAACTGAATTGCCGTTTGTTGTGCAGTTTGCTCCAATTCCTTGCCTTTGGCAATCAGGTCTTGGATACGGGTTTCGATCAGTTCTTTAGTCATTTTCTACTACCGCACAAATGTCGGCTTCCTGGATGATTTGATAATCCTGCCCATTGATGCGCTGGACAGGCCAATTGAGATAATCGCCGTTTCCATACTTGATGAAATCGCCGACCTTAGTTTGATCCACCAATGGCCCAATCGCAACCACAGTACCCTCGTTGAAAGGTTCCGTGTTGTTCACATGGATAATTGTGGATAACTCTCTGACTGTGGGTTTTACCACAACGCGATCACGCAGAGGTTTCAGCATTCTGCCTCCGGGTGTACTTGCGTTTCTTGGGCTCCGTCATTGCATCAACAACAGGCAATATGACTGCGCTACCAGCAGATACCGTGACCGTGGTGTTTGGCAGCGGTTTGGGTGACAGTTCCCCACACCAATCGTTTCGGTGCTTGTGGACAAATTGTGGATGGGCTCGGCACTGACCCATCACCTCGTGATCGACAAAGTGTCGGCAATCGCTACAATGATTCACAGATTCAACTCCTTAACAGTTGAGTTTAGAGGACGTTAGGGAGGGCATTCCCTAGCGTTCCTCGTTTTAGCGGTATTCGCTACGGGTGTGGGTGTAGCAAACGCCGGGGGTGCGACCAGTATTGAACTGCTTGTCAGCGCCCGTTGCATCTTCCATACCCATTGCCACGCCGCCAACCATCTTGCCCTTGCGCTCACCAGACATATCGCTGGAGGTTGCGCCCTTGGGAGGGGTTGCGCCGGTGGTGCTCTTAACACCTTTCATGCTGTCCATTTTGCCCATTTTGATTCCTTGCAAGGTTGTGGGAAATTCAATTTTCGACAAATCTAGGGACTTGTCAAGCACACATTGTAGCCGCCCACTCCCGTTCTTGGCGACCTGATTTGTTCTTTACGGTGCGCCCGGTTAACTCCACCAATCCCAGGGTTTGGAGCTCTTTCATGCGTCTGGCGACCTGGTTTCCGTCCAAATAGGTAACCTCGGCAATCTGATCCTTGCCCATTGGCCCGTAAGCCACCAGAGCCTGGACAATGATTTCCCCATGCTGGATGGACAGGTTACCGGCCTTATCAGCAGCCTCGGCGCTTGTGTTGGGGTCGGTGTTGCGAACCCTGGGGAAAATGTTGGTTTTCTTCAAAATGTCAAAAATGCTCATGCTTGTCCCTTTCCAATCTCAGCAGCAGCCCTGACGATTGCGCGTCTAGTGGCGGCGTAGGGGTCATTGCCTTTAATTTCTCCGGACGGAACTTTTTGTTCGGCGTTATCAACAACTACATTTGCATAAGGTATGTCTTCACCTTTTGCATAAGTCCAGCTGTGAAAAATAAATAAATTTAATTTCACCGCCAGCCGTAGTGCATCTCCGTCATCAGTGAGGGGGTTCCAGCATGAATCACCTCCGCGATCATTCCGAATGACATAGCCACCTTTTAGATGTCCTGGTTGAGCAATCATATAATCAACATCGCCTTGAATCTTGTATCCAGCCGCCTTTGCCGCCAGTTCCAGTAGTTCTCTATCAGTCATATTTGCTCCTTATAAGCTCTAGGTGGTGGGCGGGTCGCATAAAGCAGCGTAGGCTTGAACAACACTTTATAAAAGTGACCACGGCGCTAACCCGTTTTCCCGCCCGTTAATCAGAAATCTTCGTTGTAATCGTTGGGAGGAAATCCACCCTTGGGGTACATATTGCCTTCTTCCTTGGGGCGGTGAGCAAATGCTTTGAAATAACCCTCCCAATTGGCTGACTGCGGGATGCTGTCAATCTTGATGGTGATGGTTTTAATGTCCAAAGGCTGGTCAGATTCAATCCAAACCGTCCCATGAGGGCTCCAGTAGGTTCTTTCTTCTCCATGTGTGGTTTTGTACTTACGGGCGGCAAATTTGATGTCGAATTGATGTTTCATGCGATTAGTTTGTTAAGTTGCTCCACCTTGGCTGTGACTTCTGCCAAGAACTTTGTTATTTCCTGTTCCATCTCCTTTATAAAACCATCGTCCCTTTGCACTCTTTTGACAAAGAGTTGAGCCTTGGCAGGCATCCTTGGGTCAAAAGAGACAAAATCACACCACTGACGCCCGGTACACGCCATCTGAAATTGCATCTGAGTAATGTATTTCCCAGGCACTGTCTGCGTCAATAGCGTATCAATATGGGTCGCCGTGTTGGGGCATTTGATCTCCACCAACCCATCTTCACCCACCAGTCCATCCGGGGATGCGCCAGCCATCTCAATCGTTGGGTGGTCAACTAAACCAGTTTCGTCCACCAAGACGTTCTGTTGGACTTCGTAAGCCGCCCTTGCAAACGGCTCCTGATCCGTTCCCCATTGCATGGCAGCGTTGGTAAACGATTCAGCCTGAGTGTTGGTCATGCGCTCCACCACCAACTGAGCCATATAGTTCTCACGGCTGGCGCTGTAACCCGTCTTGGTCTTGGCGATTACGTCAGCAACACGGCTGGCGGTTACCTTGCCCAGACGGGCTTTGAACCATTCTTCTGATTTCTGTTCCATTAAATTGCCTCCTTAATTATTGTTTCAAACAGTTCTTTTGTTATTGCATATTGCTCTGGCAGTTGATGTTTTGCGTCCTTGTGCTGGCTAACTGCAACTAAATCATCTTTCAATGCGTAACAAACCGTGTTGTGAAATTCCCTTTTGTCATACACAGATTCATATATTCCTAAAGCGTTTTCTGTTGACCATTGCCAATCGTCAAGTAACTTGCAAACCTCATCCATTTCTTTTTGAACACGCTTGCCTATGATCGTATTTTTCTTTGGTTTGATTAGCCAATACCCTTCATAACTTGTTGGCAACGTAAACCCAGATCGAACTGTTTTTTCTTTGTAGATCAATCCCAAGCCTTGGCGCTCAATCCTTAACACGGCCTCTGCGTTTTCTTTTGCTAGAAATTCACGTTTTGCTTTTAATGCCGCATCTTTTGCCCTCATAAATTTAGTTACCGCAAATCCAGCAAAGTCACTTGGTAAAAGGTAGTGCTTTCTCATGTATTGACTCCCAACCGTTTTGCCAACCTTTCTATGCAGTCTTGAGGGCTTATGCTCAATGCTTTTCGAATCAGTTTTAAAGATTCATCAATAATTTCATCATAAGTGCCTGGGTCTGCTTTTTTGATTGATTCAAGAGTAATTTGAGCATCTTCCAACGCAGACAAATCAGCACTATTTAATTCAAAAAGCAAATCTATATCTTGTTGAATGTTATCCATTTGCCAACTCCTTTTTGCGCTTGTCTTTTGCTGCCATTACCTTTGCTTGCCATACCGCATCCCCATCACAAGACGCATAGGCAGCGTTGTAGACAGTCTTAAGGGAGGCCATATCAGCACACGCCTCGATTGCCGCCAGGTGATCTGCCATCATGCCGGGGTCAACTTTTGTCGTGGGCTTGGGTTCTGGCTTACTAGACGCAGCATTTCCATCGTCATCTTCTGGGGCAATACCGCAAGCTGCCATCAGGCTGTATCGGCGTGCATAGGTCAGCGCAGAACCGTAGCCATGCGCGTCATGCTTGGTCGCCGGGACATGGAGCATTCCACCTTCTAACGCCTCGCCAGATTCATGCAGGAACACAGTCTCCAACATAACCCCATCCTTGCATTCATAAGAGCGCTGAATCAAAGCAATGCCGTTGTTGTTCAAAGCGTCAATCACCGCATCAATACATGAGGCCAGATCAGCGTATCGGCTGACCCTACCGTTTTGTTTGAATGCCTGGTTGCTTGACAGTTTTAGTGCAGGGCCAAACTCTTTTTGAGCCTTGACAAATGCCGCCGCTACTTTCATTCCGATTGGTGTTTCCATGATGTCTCCTTACCACTTAGGGGCGCAAGTTACGTCAACCACAACGTCTGTGGTGTAGCCATTGATCTTGCGCTTGCCAAAGATCATCACGGCGCGGGTTTTGTTGGTTTCGCATTCACGAACCGCATAGATCACCTCATTGCGGCTCAAGGGCTGAACGTGCTTGTCAAGCACCAATTCCTGTTGTGCTGCATTGGGCGCGGAGGTGGATGAACAACCCACCAGAAGGATTGCGGGTACTAGGGCTAGATATTTCATTTCGCCTCCAGTTCGCGCTGAATCTCGCGCATGGCTTCCACGGTGTTGTTGTAGATAAAACAAAGTTCCATGATTTTTGTCTCAAGGCATCCCACCTGATACTCGTTACGCATGGGATCGTCTTTAGAAAAATGGGCGTCACGGTAGCCGCGAATGCTCTCAATGATTTGTTGTGCGTTCATGTTCAACCTCCAAAAACGATCATGGCAAGCAGGAAACCTGCGGCGAATGCGTAGACATACCGCAAGACCTTTTCAGGCTTGCTAGTGGCGTAGCCAACCGTGTAGGTAGCATCTGCAAAGTTGCGGGGGGTTTGGTAGTTCTTCATAAGTGCTCCAGAAAATACCGTATGCGTTGCGCTCCGGGATGTGTGTAATGGTACATGAAAAAACGCATTGGTCAACACATTGTTGACTTTATTTATTGTTGTTGCTAAGATGCAACCATGGCAACTAAACAAATCCAGGCAGATCGAAGGATAATCCACGCATTAGGCGGCGCTACTGCATTGGCAAAACAAATTGGATGCAGCAAACAAAGGGTTCACAACTGGCTTTCAAGAGGAATACCTCCGTTTGTCAAATTGCAATACCCAGACATATTTTTAACCAATTTGAAAACAAAATGAAACATTTTTGCAAAATTTGTAATGATGAAATTCTGGATCGGCATGGATTGGCAAAGATTTGTTTTCCTTGTGACAGAGGAGACTATGGCGCTGGGCGATCAAGAGCTCATGCTGCAATTCAAAAAGCCATAAGAACTGGTCAGTTGTTACATCCTAAAAAATTTTCTTGTATAGATTGCGGTGCGCCAGCGCAGTGTTATGACCATAGGGATTACAACAAACCTTTGGAAGTTGACCCTGTTTGTCGTAAATGCAACTTTCATAGAGGATTGGCTATACCTTTGGATATGTCTAAGGCATTGCCAAAAAAGAAGCAAATCAGACAAAAACTTAGAAAAACAAAGTTTTTGTTCACAAATTTGCTTTGATGCTATCTAGGGACTTTCCCTAATTTGTTGGTTTTTTACAAAGGAGTTTGAAACATGAAAAAAGCACTTATTGCCGCCTGGTTTGCCCTCTCAGCCACGATGGTTTGGGCGTCTTGTACGACCCACACGATTATGCAGGGAGGCCGCATGGTTACCTGCACGACCTGTTGCTACCCCGGTGGGAATTGCACTACGTCTTGTTTTTAAGTTATAGTGTTTTGAAACCCGGCTAGGTGGGGGGTAGCTACCCCACCGAAAAGCGTCTAGACCCCGCCTGCCGATGGTTTCCCAAAGGGTCTTGTTTGGGTCTTGTATGCACTACTACAACTTTCACATTGGCGATTACGCCAGCCACACGCGACATCTTTCGCACATGGAAGATTTGGCGTATCGGAGGCTTTTAGACTTTTACTACCTCCATGAAAACCCAATCAAAACACATGACATAGCCCGTCAGATTGGCATGAGGGACTATGAACAAGATGTTTTGACGGTTCTCAATGAGTTCTTTTTGTCCACGCCTGACGGGTTTATCAACAGTCGAGCAGATACGGAAATAGAACATTTCCACTCGAAGGTTGAACAGGCGTCACGCGCTGGTAAAGCGTCTGCTGAACGGAGGCTTAACGCCCGTTCAACGGACGTTCAACCAACCAATAACCATAAACAAATAACCAATAACCATATACACA